AACGAGAACAGTGACAGAGCTTTTGAAGAAGAAGTTATGTTATCTGGTTTCGCAAACGCACAAGTAAAAGGTGAAGGATCTGGTGTATCATTCGATGAAGCACAAGAAACTTTCACTGCTCGTTACACTCACGAGACTGTAGCTTTAGCATTTGCTATCACAGAAGAAGCTATCGAAGATAACCTCTACGATAGATTAGCTGCTAGATACACAAAAGCTTTAGCAAGATCTATGAGTAATGCTAAACAGGTTAAATCTGTCGAGCCTTTAATAAATGGTCTGCCTTCAACGGCAACATTTAAAGGTGGAGATGGTGTAGCTTTATTTAGTACATCTCACCCTACAGTAGCAGGTACTTTTTCTAATACCTTAGCTACTCAGGCGGATCTTAACGAAACATCATTAGAGCAAGCAATGATTGACATTGCTGCGATCACTGATGAAAGAGGTCTTAGAGTTGCAGCTAGAGGGGTAAAAATGATTATCCCTTCGGAGAATCAGTTTACAGCTGAGAGATTAATGAAATCTCAAGGTAGAACTGGAACAGCTGATAATGATATCAACGCAATCGTTTCAATGGGAATGGTTCCTCAAGGATATAGAGTGAACAATTACCTAACTGATTCTGATTCGTTCTATATCATTACAGACGTACCTAATGGTATGAAAATGTTCACAAGGGCTCCATTAACTACTGCAATGGAAGGTGATTTCGACACTGGCAATGTAAGATACAAAGCTAGAGAAAGATACTCATTTGGTGTATCTGACCCTAGAGGTATCTACGGCGTTGAAGGTGCGTAATAACTAAATTTTTGTGGCGGGACACAGTCTCGCCACATTATAAAAATAGAAAGAAAAAATGCGTCCTAAACAATTCAGAGTACAAATTTATGCATATCAATATCATGCAGATTTTGTTATAGAAAGCCTCGACGGCCCATTAGATATCGAAAATGCCATAGTTGACAAACTAGGAAAAAAAGATATAAAATGGGATTATCTTGGAGAAATGATGAATCCCAAGATAAACCG